TCAGTGAAAGCTCTTTGAGTTCCATCTGTTCTTGCAGTTCCAGGTACGTCAACACTTGATACTTGACCATTTGCTCCACCTGAACCAGCGTCATTGTTTGTTTGTATCCAACCTGCTAATCCAGCAAGTTCTCTAGCTGTAGAGTCATTACCAACAACTGATGAGTTGTTTGCGCATAATGAAGATTCCATATCTCTCTTAAGTTCTTTCGAAGCTTTTGAGATTTGATAAGCTAATTCATTATTTCTACCAGCTTTTGATACGCTATCTAAAGTACCAGAAACAATCACAGATTTTCTTGAGATTTGTGTTCTGTTATTTACTCTAGTAGTAGCCGATGGTGCAGAAAAACCAATTTCATCACCCTCTATTTGTGCATTATTTGATACAGCTGATGCTAAACTGTCGGTTTGCCATTCATGTAAAACGGCTGTTGCTTTTTCTTTGCCAATACCACTCATAAATGGTGTTTCAGTTGGTGAGATAGAGTATATCAGATCAGATAAATCTTCTCTCAAACCTTTTGCATCGTATTGACTATATGTTCCAGTTACCTGTGCCATAGTTTGTCTCCTTTAATTGAGTTATTTATTGTTAATCATATCTAAAAATATGCTTGCAGCGTCTTTGACGCTTCCACTTTTCTTTAGACGACTCAACTTTTCTCTTTTGGCCTTGAGACTTACATCACTTTGATTTTGCTTAACCCCTGAAGATAAAACTTTACCTGGTTTAGAAATCTTTTTTGCTAAACCTGGTTTTGAACTTTGCATATTTCTATATTTCATAGCATCGTTCACCAACATTACTATTCTATGATCATATACTTGTGCAATCTCTTGATTATTAAAACCATAGTTTGTCAAAGTATTCTTCATAGAAGCTTTTAATTGAGAAGCTTTTTGAGGATCATTAAACTCAGGCATCTTAGCCACTAATTTAGTTTGTTGATCTTGTAAAAAACTTTCAAATTGTTGTTTTTGTTCGGTTTGAGATTTTTGCATAGCTTGATCAAGTTTTTCTTGTTTCTTTTTCATTCTACGTTCAATCCTCATGGCCTCACTTGGATCATCTTCATACAACTTTTCTAAATCCACTTGATTAGCTTCTTCATTAAGTTGTTGTTGAGCAATAGACATCATTTGATTTAACTCAGTTAGCTTTTGAGAGTAGTCTTGTCTTTGCTTTTCAGACTCAGATTGAAATTGCTTTCTTTGATTGGAAAGTTCCTCAGTCTTTTGTCTATAATCAGCATCTCTTGAGTAACCATTTCTCAACTCATCAAGGGTAACATCAAACTCTTGTCCATTCACTTTGACTTTGTGTAATGGGGAATCTTGTTTCTCTTGAGTATCAATTTGTTCTTCTTCTTGAGATACGTCTTCGGTTGTTTCTACTTCGGTTTCTTCTTGCGATTCCACCTCTGTTTCTTCTTCCTTTATTTCCTGTTCTTGAGGTTGATCTTCTTGAGAAGATTCCTCTTGTGTAAGTTCAGGAGAATTTTGTTTTTCTTCCTCAGGCTTTTCTTCGTTTTGACTTTTTGGGTCCAGTAGGCCTGCTATTGTTTTCGTTGCTTTTTGTATATCAGTTTCAGCTTCCTTTAAGGGATTGGCATAATTCTCTGATGACATATTATATTCCTTTTAAGTTAAGTTCCTGTTGTGTAGGTTGACTTATCCTAAACTTTTTGTTTAGAATTTTTTATTTCGAATATTAGTTCTAAAATCTTCTAATTGTTTAGAAGCTAGTTTCCCTGTATCTAAAATTTCTAATAAATGTTGTTCGACTTTGCCAACTATATTGTAAGCTAACCAAAGCTTTTCTCTAGTTGTTTCTTCTTTAGCACCTGTATTAAACAAACTATCACTATAAACTTTTTTTAATTTTTCAAAACTTTCTTTAAGTAATGGATTTTCAAAAAGTTGTTTAGCTTTGTTCGATTGGCTTATCTCCTCTTGGAGTTTGTCCACTTGGTCTTTGTTCATTTAGTTCACTTACTTGTTGTTGTAATGTGTCGCTACTTCGTTGTGCTTCTAAAAAAGTTTTATTTCTATTATTCGTAATTAACTTTTCTAAGTCGGCATCGGCTTTCATTTTGGCCATGTCAACTTGAGTGTTATATTTAAGTTCAAGTTCTTTTATTTTTGTTTCAAAACCTAAAATAGCTTCTGCAGTATCAGCTTTTAATTTTTTATTTTCTAATTCCAACTCTGCTACTTTACGTTTTTCTTCACTTTGTATTCTAGTGAACTCAATTTTTTCAATTGGTGTCAAAGGTGGTGGTGGTTTTGGTTGAACCATTTGCTTACCTTGATCAGGGTTGACAAAGTAGTTTTCAACATTTTTAAGCCCTGCGTTCTCAATAATTTTTGCTAAACTATTGTAAATGTTTTTTAGGCTTACCATTGGGTATTCTTGGCCACCTTGTAAATTGAAAGCTTGTAATTGTCTTTCTAAAATATTGTTGAGCATCATAATTTGTTGCTCTTTTGATCCACTTCCCAAACCAACTGAGATAGAAACATTAAATTTATTTCTCCACTCCGTAGGTTTAACAGGTACGAATTGATTATTTAATTCTACAATTCTTTCTTTGTCTTGATACTTACAAGTAAGTTCAAAGATACGTCTAAATAAATCCTTAATCCCTGTCTCCGCAAATACTCTAGCAATCAACTCCATTCTCATTTGAGATTGGGTCATAATTGCATTAACCCCTGTAGCTGTTTTGTTTAAGCTATCTGCGTCTAAACCTTGATTATATCTAGTAATCCCTGTTCTAGTTTCTCTAATCGTATCAAGGTATTCCAATAAAGGGAAAGCTTGTTGAGAAATAGTTTGTGATTGCATTGGCATCATAACTTGGCTTGGTGGTTGTTTAGTTCTAACCACACCCCCTGGTCTTGATGTTAGTAGGTCATCCAAGTTGACCATACCATCCATAATCGCAACTCTATTATTATTTGTTAGATACATATTATCTAACAATTGTCTCATAACTGTCGATTTAATTAATTGAACATCCTCTACTAATTCAGCAACGGATCTCCCATAAAATCTATGAGGCATAGGAATAGGAGTTAGAGAGCAAAAAGGAATATTATCACAAGCCATGTTTTCTAGGATTGTGTAACCTCCAGCTCCAGCTACGGTTACTTTTCTTAACTCATTTATACCATCGCCATCCATATCGACTTTGATGTAGCACTCATATAACTCTACTTCTTGTGAAGTTTCGTCAGGTGCATCTTCGAATGGGCTTTCATCAATATCGCTATATCTAGTTAGTCTTTCATCGTTATAAATAATATTATTTGATGTTGGAAGACTCTCAACTATTTCTCTATCAAAACCCATTTCTAATAGATCGCTTCTAGTTTTTAAAACTCTATGCGCTACAAAATTTGCATCTTCAATAGACTTAGCTGTTTTTTGAATTAGAAATTCCTCAGGTGGTACGTTTTCAATTTTTACTTTTCCACCTTTTGATGTTCTTTTGATAATACAATTATGTAACATAGGAGTAGGAATATCACCCACTTCTTGTCCTTGCATTTCTGCTAATTGTTTCATTTGCTCAAGTTGTTCTTTTGCTTTTTCATCTTCAAAAGTTTCTTCTTCAACAACTTCAACATTTTCATCGTCAATCAATAAAGCGTATTCTTGATCGTTTAAATTTTCATACGTCTCTTGCTCAACACTTTTAGACTCATCCCAAAATACTTTTACAATTCCATTTTTTTCTAACAAAGCATCTTTGAACCAAGTGTAAAGAATACTAAAACCATTATTATCTTTGTTAAAGATATAATTAATATAATTAGTAGCTTGATCTGCTATAGGAACATCTTCACTTTTTGTAGGCTCACATCTAACCACTTGATCACTAGCTGTGAATATTCTTAACAAATTAGGTAAGATTGTTTCAACGGTGTCGGCTACGTCGGTTGAGACTACTTGTGATCGACCATCAATCTCTGTGCCAAGCTTTTCACCCATGTAATACTCTAAAGATTTTTTTCTTTGAGAAGTAAGATTACTTCCCATAAATCCTATAGAGTTATTAATCTCTGCATCAATAATTGATCTTAATTCTAAATCTGTAACTTTATCTGCCATATTAAACTATATAATTCGTATTGATTGGAACTTCGCTTTTCCAATTGCTCATTTCTACCCCTTGTCCAACTACACCTGTTCTAAATGCGTCTGAACAATGTGATGCGAAATTGTGCAAAGGTTTATTTCTAAAGCATTGGTTTTTATCATCCCATCTTTTTTGATAAGCTTTTAAATACTCAATACCTAATTTGCATTTCTCCTTGTCAAACCAACAATTCGTTAATGCTTTTCTTGTCGCCTCAATACCATCTTCAATAGATAATTTGGGAGCTACCTCAAACGCTATTCCTAATTCTAAAGCACTCTCTAATCTTGACTTACCCATGTTACCAAGTTCTCTAACTTTAATATCATGTGGTGCTATATGTTTAGAATATTCGTAATCTTTTGAATCTAAAATATCTTTATAATGATCAAGGCCAAAACCACTATTTTCATAGTAATCAATTAATCTTGTTTCACCTTTATACTTTTGAGCAAACCAAATACAAGTTTGATCGTTCATCCCTAAGTCCCAGTACGTTTCAACATCTAAGTTGTCATCGTACTCAACATTGGTAATCCTACCTTGCTTGTTTAAATCTTCTATTATTGCTCCATAATAAGAACCTGTAATCGCAGCGTTGAAGCTACACTCAAATTCTTGAGAATAAAGATCAGCTGACATTACACTTTGCGCAGCTTTTAATTCTTCTTCGTCTAGTATCTTTGTTTGACTAGCTTTAAATAGACAAGCGTACCAATCTTTGTTGTCTAACGCTTGTTCATATAATTCACAAAAATAATTTCTACCTTTTGGCGTACCGATAAACACACACCAACCTTTACGATCAGCTAACGCAGGTCTTATGATCTCTGGGAATATAGTAGGCTTAATAGATTGTGTTTCATCGAATACACATCCATCCAAAAATATACCCCTAAGAGCCTGATCATTCTCTGCGCCTAAAATTGTGATCCTTGCGCCATTTGGCAAATCACATCTAAGTTCGCTTTCGTTAAATTTTGTACCAGGTATTTTCCCTGCGAATTGTTTTATATAATCCCATGCTGTAGCTTTACCTTGCTTGAAAGTCGGACTGAGGAAAGCATATCTTGAGTTTGGCAAAGGATTCATCAATGCACTTCTCAACATATGGTTGATCATCATTACTGTCTTACCAGCCCTCCGATGTAGGACCAGGACGTTGAAACGGTGCTTATCAATTTTTTTGTGCAAAAAATTTTGTAAATCTCTTGGCTTGTATGGAATAACAATGTTTGGCATTGTAAAACAAAACCCCCCTAATGTACTGTGACTCCTTGAGGAACATTTAATAATTGTTCTATGCCAAAATCTTCCATGATGTGCGATGAGAAGTATCTACATTCGGATAGGTCATTGAAGCCACCAAAGTGAACAACAACTGATTT